CTGTATACCTTATGCCGTTGGGCGGTAGGAGTGAAGAATACAATCTCAACGTCCAAGAAGTCGCAAACATCTGTATGGAAAAAGGATGGAGGTTTACACCCAGACTACATATCAGCCTCTTCGGTAACGCCTGGGGAACCTAAGACTGCATTAGAAAGAGCGATGAAAGCTCCCATCGATTTAGACAAATTAAGAAACAAAGGATTGTAAATGGAATTACATAACCGTATAAAAGACTGGATAAAAGACTATGCTAATAACAATAGCATTGATCAATTGGTTGTTGGAGTGAGTGGCGGAATAGATAGTGCAGTTACAAGCACTTTATGTGCATTAACTGGCATACCTACATACTGTCTTGTTATGCCAATTAGACAAAAACAAGAACAAACGGACCTCGGTATTGATCATTGTTTATGGTTAGGTGAACACTATATGAATGCCAGTTGGGAAATGATTGATCTAACAAAAGTATTTGAAACCTTTGAGGATCTATTTCTAGCACCAAAAAATGAACTTGCACTTGCAAATTCACGTGCTAGACTGCGTATGATGACATTATATCAAAAAGCACAAACCTTTGGTGGTATAGTCGTTGGCACAGGAAACAAAGTTGAAGACTTTGGTGTTGGTTTTTATACAAAGTACGGCGATGGTGGTGTTGATATATCACCAATTGCTGACCTTACAAAAAGTGAAGTTTGGGACTTAGGAAAAACATTAGGCATTGATCCGCGTATTATAGATGCTGAACCAACTGATGGCTTATGGGAAGATGGCAGAGAAGATAAAGATCAGTTGAACGGCTTAACTTATAAAGATTTAGAATGGTGTATGGACAATTTAGATTCACCAGTCGACGATATGTCAGAACAACAAATGGATAATATTGAATTGTATAAGATAATTAGAAGTAGAAACTTACACAAAATGCAACCTATACCAATATTTTACAATAATTAAAATAACAACTTGGGAGATAAAAATGAAAGTAGGCGAACAAATAATACTAGCGGCAAAAAAACAGGCCGAAGGCGAAATTGAAGTGCATAAAGCAAATATCGAAGTTTATAGAACAATGCCAGCGGGTATCGGTGAACATTCAGATGTTACTGAAGCAGTAATCGCCGAACTTAATAAGTTAGCAGAAGCAGACGATAGACTATCGATGATTGAAAAATATTTTGAAAGTGAATAATGTTAGATAAAATCAAACGTGCAATGGGTATAAAAGAAAAGCCTGTTGAAAAGACTAAAACAAAAGCAAAACAAAAGAAAACAGACAAAGAAATTGCAACTGCGGCTGGTGAACCCTATGTTAGTATTCTAAGCATGGATATAGATCCAAAAGATATTAACAACGGCGCATTTGAACTTGATTGGAATGAAAAGTTTATTAGCAATCTTGTAAGGGCAGGCTATCAATTAAAAGCTGGGGAACCAGAACATGATATTGTTGATAGATGGTTTCAAAATGTTTGTCGTAATGTTGTTCTTGAAACATTTGAACAAGAACAAGCTGACCCAGATAACCGGTACGTAAAAAACCGTGACCTTGGAGACGGTTACACAGAGGTAAAATAATGCTTCTGTATGCAAACGGCGATAGTCATAGTATTGGAGCGATGAAAGACGGTGCTGAAGGCAAGTCTTTTGTTGACACTGTAGCAGAACATTTTAATTACAAAATACACAACGATAGTGTAGGTGCCAGTAGTGCTACCCGCATAATAAGAACTACAAAAGAGTACTTTGATAACAATATCAAAGAAGACACGTTTGTACTAATTGGTTGGGGTACGTGGGAACGTGAAGAATGGGAGTATCTTAACACTCATTATAATGTTATGGTAGGTTGGTACAAACACTTGCCTTTAGAATTACAAGAACGTTACAAACAGTGGGAACTAGAACAAGACTACGATATGCTTGTACAAAAAAGCATTAAGGTCCACAAAGATATACATGATTTTCATATCTGGTTACAACAACAAAATATTCCGCATGTCTTTTTCAACTGCATGTATGATTTTCAGGGAGTATCATATGAACAACAATGTAACTGGACCAAATGTTATATAGCACCATACGATGGTGCACAAAGTTATGTTTGGTATATGAAAAACAAAAACTATGAACATGATAAATGGTATCATTTTGCACAAGAAGCACATACTGAATGGGCACACGTTATAATTAAACACATAGAAACAAATGATCTTATACACTAACGGAGATTCTCACACTGCAGCCGCAGAGTGTGTAAACAATCATGCATTCGCAGACGACGATAAACTATACTGGATGATGGGCCGTGCTCCGCATCCAGATAACCTAGAACAAAGTTTTAGCAAACTTCTTAGTAACAGACTTAGTACAGGTCTGGTATGTAATGCAGAAAGTGCTAGTTCTAATGATCGTATTATTAGAACAACTAAACAGTGGATGAAAAAGTTTGCACACGAACTGTATCGAACTTTTTTAGTGATACAGTGGAGTACTTGGGAAAGAGAAGAATGGCTAATTGATGACATCTATTATCAAGTAAATGCTAGTGGTATTGATGTGGTGCCAAATAGTCATCAGCAAAAATACAAAGAATACATTGCTAACATAGACTGGCAAAAGAAAACAGACGGTGCTCATAAATCTATATGGAAATTTCATACTGAGTTAAAAAAACAAGGCATAAAACATTTATTCTTTAATGGTAATAATAACTTTAGCAAGATAAAAAAACATAAAGAGTGGGGAACAAGCTACATCGATCCTTACGGCGATACAACTTACAATACCATAGTTGGTGCCAAATGCGAAACTGTAAGTCCTGCTAGTTGGCACTATGGTGCTGATGGACATCGAGTATGGGCACAATTTTTAACAAAATATATCGTTGACAACAAGTTAATCTAGTGTTATAATAAGTGTATTATTAACAAAAGGTGTACTATGAAGTATCTATTGATCGACACTGCTAACATGTTTTTCCGTGCTAGACACGTTGCATTCCGTGCAAGTGATCCATGGGAGAAAGTTGGCTATGCACTACATATAAGTATGGCAGCTATTAACAAAGTAGCAAAAAAGTTTGAAGCAGATCATGTGGTGTTTTGTTTAGAAGGTCGTAGTTGGCGTAAGGATTACTACAAGCCATACAAGGCTAATCGTACTGAAGCAAGAGCCGCACAAACAGAAAAAGAACAAGAAGAAGATAAGTTGTTCTGGGAAACATTTGATGACTTCAATGCATACTTACGTGACAAAACAAACTGTAGTGTATTACGTGATGCTAATGCAGAAGCAGATGATCTTATTGCACGTTTTATTGCACTACATCCTAAAGACGAACATGTTATTATAAGTTCAGACAGTGACTTTTATCAGTTGATTACAAAAAACGTTACACAGTTCAATGGCATTACAGATAACTTGATTACATTAGAAGGCATATATGATGCTAAAGGCAAGCAAGTGATAGACAAGAAAACAAAGGAGCCTAAACTACTAGGTGATCCTGAATATCTGTTGTTTGAGAAGTGTATGCGAGGCGACAGTAGTGATAATGTGTTTAGTGCATTTCCTGGTGTACGTAAGAAAGGCACAAAGAACAAAGTAGGCTTGTTAGAAGCATATGCAGATAGGCATAACAAAGGCTATGCTTGGAACAACATGATGCTACAACGTTGGACAGATCATGAGGATAAAGAACATAGAGTATTAGACGACTACAACAGAAACAAACAGTTGATTGATCTTACACAACAACCTGAAGAGATAAAAGACAGACTAGACTTAGAGATTATTAAACAAGTAAGCAACAAAGATATAGGACAAGTTGGAAGCAAGTTCCTTAAATTTTGTGGTAAATACGATCTAAACAGACTTAGTGAACATGCAGAACAGTATGGTCGCTGGCTGAATCAAACATATCAAGGAGTACTTAAAGTATGAGCGAAACAATCGCAAGGCCAATAGTTAACGGCAAGTTTTGGGTAATTAAACAAGATGAAAAGAAGATTGGATCTGTTGAAAAAGACAACAACGGATACTTTGTTACAACAAAACAAGGCAATGCACGTTTTAAAACAATTAAAAGTTTACGTGATGTAACTAAAATAGACTTTGAAGATGGCAAAGAAAGAATAAAGTATCCTGAAAATCAAGTTAATGGGTTTCCTACAGATGTTAAGCCATTCAACGGAGTATACAACATACACACTAGGCTCCCTATATATACCAAGGAAAAGAAATCAAAGAGTTGGTATGCCGCTGGATATTACATGCTAACTATAGGCCGTAAGACAAAAATAGTATTTTGTCCAAAACTTATATTGCTTGAACGTTATGGTTACTTTGGTCCAGTGAGAGAAGCAGATGGATTCTACTACAAATGAGCGGACTATACATTAGGAAGTTTATTGACAGAGTTGCACAATGCGAAGCAACAGGTGCCAATGATTTTATCTGGAGCATGCAAGATGCTAAGAACTTGCACGGTGATATCACAAAGTTACTTCTTGACATAAGACTATTGCAATCAAATCTTACCGAAGAAACACCTACTGAAATTGAAGTTGACGGTGGAAATTGGTAGTTAACTAAGCCGTTAACCAAGTTATCTACGCAGTTTATCATAAATAACTGTG